GGACTTTCTCAAACTTACGGGGAAACGTCCGAACAAGCAGCCAACGCGGCGAGAAAAGCCGCTGAATTAAAAGATCAAATAGAATTCAGTAAGGACTTAATTAAGGGGTTTAATCCTGATGCTAAATTTCAAGCGGTCGAAGGTGCTATCAATGGCGTAATGAATGGCTTTCAAGCATTCGAAGGTGGTTTAGCTTTATTAGGTGTTGAAAGTGACAAGGTTCAAGAAGCAATGTTACGTGTACAAGCGGTAATGGCTTTAACACAAGGTATTAATGGTATAATGCAAGCTAAAGACGCTTTTTCAACTTTAGGAACTGTAGCTAAAACTGCATTGAAAGGAATTAAAACTGAATTAATTGCTACGGGTATAGGTGCGCTTGTTGTCGCTTTAGGTACAATAGTCGCATATTGGGACGACATTAAAGGTTTAGTAGGTGGTGTTAACGAAGAAACACAAAAGAACGTTGAATTAACGCAAGCTAAATTAACAAAAAGCGAACGAGAATTAGAAGTATTTGAAAAGCAAGAAAATTCTTTAGAGCTTCAAGGTAAAAGCGAACAAGAAATAATTAAACTTCGTGAGGCTAAAATACAACAAGTAATTGATACGGCTAAAAAAGAAAAAGCTTTACAAGAACAAAATAAAAAAGCTGAAGTAGCAGCCGCACAAAGAAATCAAACTTTTGCAAGGTATATAATTCAAACATACGCAACGGGTTTAAGTATGGGGTTGTATATTATAACTGGTATTATAGACGGTATATCAAACGCCTTTATTTTCCTTGCTAAATCTTCTTTTAATTTCGGTAAGCAATTACGGGGTATAATGTTTGAAGCGTTAATTGCACCGCTTGAATTAGCGTTAACGGGTGTAAATAAATTACTTGAACTTGCGGGCGCTTCTACGTTTGACACTAAAGCAATATTCGGTAACATACGAGATACCTATGCAGGTATTGAAAAACAAATAGGTGGGTTTATAAATAGTTTAGAAGGTACAAGTTTAAGTAAAGGTTTATTTGAGTTAACGGATAAATACGTGTCTCAACAACTTGCTTCAGTTTTGTTTGATCCAAAAGCGGTTGCCGATAGTTACGACAAAACTATTCAGGGACTTGACGATAAAATTTTAGAAGGCGAAGATAGGATAGCGCAAAGAAAATTAGAACAAAACAAAAAGAACCAACAAAACAATAAAGACCAAAACGATAAAAACTCAAAAGAACAACTGGACTTAGAACGTCAAAATATAGACAAGCGTTTAGCCTTAATGAAAGACGGCTACGAAAAAGAAGTAGCTTTAGCAAATGAAAAGGCTAAAAGAGAAAAAGAAGATTTAATAGCAAACTCAAAAGACAAAATAGTTGATGCCGAACAATTAGCTGAAGCGCAAAGATTAATAGAGGAAACGCTTAAAAAAGATTTAAAGGAATTAGATGAAAAATATAATAGTGACAAAGCTTTAAGTTGGGAAGAAAAAAATAAAAAAGAAATACAACAAAAGCAAAAAGAAATAGACGACGAAATAGCGGCAGCTGGTAAACGTATTGAAATAAAAGAAGCTGAAGCTGAAAAGAAAAAGAAAATAGACGAAGAAGAAAAAGCACGTATAAAAGCATTAAACGAATATAGGTTAACCGCTGCGCAAGATACGTTACAAGTAGTTTCAAATTTAGCTGAACTATTCGCTGGTAAAAGTGAGAAACAACAAAAGAAAGCTTTTCAGGTACAAAAGGCGGTCAATATAGCGGCTGCGGTTATAGATACTTACAAAGCGGCAAACACGGCTTTAGCAAGTTCACCACCACCGTTTAATTATATTGCTATGGCTGCGGCTATTACTGCGGGTTTAATTAACGTTAAAAAAATAGCTTCGCAACAATTTCAAAGTAGTTCAAGTTCGGGCGGTGGTGGTGGTTCAAACGCACCTACGGGTGCTGCGCCTATGACTGCGAACTTTAATACAATCGGATCAAGCGGTATTAATCAGTTAGCACAATTACAACAAACACCAACACAAGCATACGTAGTTAGTGGCGAAGTAACAAGCGCACAAGCCTTAGACAGAAATAGAGTACAAAACGCAACACTTTAAGTTTAATAGATATGGCAAAAGTTGAAATAATAGAATTACTGATTGATGAGACAAAAGAAGAAATGGGTATCAATGCCGTTTCCGTTGTTGAATCACCAGCGATTGAAGAAAATTTTGTAGCGTTACAAAAACACGAAGTAGAACTAAAAGAGGTTGATACTGAAAAGCGTATTTTAATGGGTGCGGCTTTAATTCCTAACAAACAGATATACCGTAAAAACAAGGATAAAGAGTTCTACATTTACTTTAGTGAGAACACGGTACGTAAGGCTTCGGAACTTTTTTTAATGCGTTCTAATCAAAACAACGCAACGTACGAACACGAACGTAAAATGTTAGAAGGGATGAGCGTAGTTGAAAGTTGGATTATTGAAGATGAAAAAACGGATAAAAGTAAATTGTACGGTTTTAGTTTACCTAAAGGAACGTGGATGATTTCAATGAAAGTAAACAATGACGAGGTGTGGCAAAAAGTAAAAGACGGAGAGGTAAAAGGATTTTCGATAGAAGGTTATTTTGTAGATAAATATGACATGAGTAAAAATATAAATGAAATGGATACAATAGAAAAACTAAAAGAGCTTATTATAAAGCACGAAAACAAAACAAAGTTAGGTGCGCATAAAATTGATTTAGCTTTAGTTGATGAATTAAAAAAAGTTAATGAAAACATTTTAAACACCCTTAAAAATGCTGATAATTCTTGGAGAGCATACCAAGACTATTTAACACGTGCCGATGCTCCATTTAAAAAAATGATGCAAATGAGAGAATCTTTATTAAACTCAACTGGTAAAATAGAATTACTATTAAAAAATGCTGAAACACAAGCAAAGAATTTAGGTCTTAATGTAAATGATATTCCTTTATATTCTGTAATTAAATCTAACTTGAATAAAAAAAATGAAATAATAGGCACTATTGATTCATTTAAAGACCCAAGTACGTTTCAATAATTATTAACCTATGAAAACACCGACAAAAAGTAAAACAAGTCCTAAAGGCGGTAAACGTGGTTGCCTATGTAAAGACGGTAAATACGATTCTAAATGCTGTAACGGTGACTTACAAAATCAAGGTATAGGAAGTTTAGTAAATCAAGGTACTTCTACAATAGTACATTTATAAAAAAGGAACAATTAAAAAACCAATAAGTTAATAAGCTATGATAAACAATATTTTAAAGAAAATCGAAAAGGCTAACGAAGTTCAAAAAGTAGAACTTGAAAAGCACGAAGTTGAATTGTCTTTAGTAAATGATATTAAAGAACTATCAAAAAAATATATGCCGTTATGGGCTAAAGGTAATTCAGATTATAATTCTGCTATTGTAAATTTAAGAGCGGCTTTAGATATTGTAAACCAAGTTGAACAATTAATTATCAAAGGCGAGGCGCAAGTAAAAGAATTAGGTTTAGGCGATTCGTATTTTGCAAATCAAATAACTGCAATAAAAGAAGAAAAAAGCAAAGTAAATTCTTTACTAAATAAACTTAAATAAATAAAATAAAAATGAAAAATAGCCTAATCAATCAAATTAAAACTTTACTCGGAATGGAGGTAAAGTTAGAAACAATGAAACTATCGGACGGTGTTACAGTTTTAGAAGCTGAAATGTTTGAAGCTGGTAACGAAGTTTTCGTAGTTACTGAAGATGAACAAAAAATAGCTTTGCCAATAGGTGAATACGAAATGGAAGACGGTCGTATTTTGGTAGTAGTAGAAGAAGGTGTTATTTCTGAAATTAAAGAGAAAGAAGCGGAAGAAGAAGAAATGCCTGAAGAAGCACCGATTGAAGAAGAAGCGAAGAAAGAACAAGAAATGGAAACGTCAAAAGCTGCGCCTAAAAAGATCGTAGAAAGCATGATTAAAGAATCTTTCTTTTCTGAAATTGAAGCGCTTAAAAACGAGAATAACGAGCTAAAAGCTGAACTATCTAAACTAAAAGAAGCTAAAGAAGTTGAACTTTCTGAAGTAAAACCAATTTCTTTTAACCCTGAAAACGAAAACACGAACGATTCTATTAAGTTAAGTGCAAAAAGACAACGCACAACTATGGATTCAATACTTGAAAAATTAAATAAATAATTAACTAAATACAAAAAAAAAATGAGTACAACTTACAACTTTGTATCTAACGACGTAACAAGACAAGTAGGACTTGTTGAAACGTTGACTGGTGCAACAACTTTGACTGCTGAAGATTCAGACAAGTCATTTTATTTAAACGCTGCTGCTGGAGCGCAAATTACTTTGCCAGCGGTTGCTACTTCTGCGGGTTTTAGATACCGTTTTACGGTAGCTGCATTATTTGCTACTACTGCGTGGACTATTAAAGCTGCTACAAACAAAATTCAAGGTGGTGTTATTGTGAATTCAGTAAACGTGCCGGGAGCTGACGAAAACACGATTACTTTCGCACACGCTGCTGATACTATCGGAGATTTTGTTGAATTGAATTGTGACGGTACAAACTGGTATGTTTTCGGATTGGGAACTGCTTCAGGTGCAATTACACTAACTGCTGTTTAATCTAAATAAAAATATTATAAAATGGAAAAAATTAATTTAAGTACAAGTACAAACATCACTACTACATACGCTGGTGAGTTTGCTGGTAAGTACATCGCTGCTGCTATCCTTAGCGCACCAACTTTAGAGCAAGGTGGTATGACTATTCACCCGAACGTAAAATTCAAACAAGTTATTCAACGAGTAGCAACTGACGATTTAATTCGTAACGCTTCATGTGACTTTGATGCGAGTTCTACAGTTACGTTAACTGAACGTGTATTACAACCTGAAGAGTATCAAATAAATTTACAATTGTGTAAAAAAGATTTTCATCAGACTTGGCAGGCGATTGAAATGGGTTACTCTGCTTTTGATGTAATGCCTAAATCGTTTACAGATTTCTTAATTGCACACGTAGCTGAGAAAGTAGCTGCTAACATGGAGACTTCAATTTGGCAAGGTGTTAACGCAACACAAGGTCAATTTGCGGGTATCATGACACAATTAACTACTGATGCTTCTTTGCCAGCTGCACAAGAGGTAACGGGAACTACTGTTGATGCTTCAAACGTTATCGCTCAAATCGCTTCAATCGTTGACGCTATCCCAACAAGATTATACGGACAACCAGACCTTAAATTGTATCTTTCTTCTAACATCGTTAGAGCTTATATCCGTGCATTAGGTGGATTTGGTGCAAGCGGTTTAGGTGCTAACGGTACAAATAACTTGGGTACACAATGGTACACTAACGGATCACTTTCTTTCGACGGTTTACCAATCTTCTTGGCTAACGGTTTAGCTAACAATACTGGTTTAGCTTCACAAACTTCTAACTTACATTTTGCAACTGGATTGTTAAATGACATGAACGAAGTTAAAATTATCGATATGGGATTGATCGACGGTTCAATGAATGTACGTGTAGTAATGAGATTTACTGGAGACGTTAAATACGGATTCGCTGAAGATGTAGTTACATACGGAATTGTTAACTCGGCTAACTAATCTAACATAAACTATACGAAAGGGTGGTGCAAAATACACCACCTTTTTTTTTGTTAAACTTTAAAAAATAATAAAATGAGCTGTGATATAACAAATGGTAGAATAGAACAATGTAAAGACTCGGTATCGGGTTTAAAAGCTATTTACTTTATTAACTACGACGATTTAAATTCTGACGATGTTATTTACGATAATACCGATACTGATTTAATTACAGACTGGACACCCGCAAGTGCTTTGAGTCTATACAAATACGAATTAAAAGGTGCTAACAGTTTTGAGACTACAATCAATTCAAGCCGTGACAACGGTACTACTTTCTTTCAACAAACACTTACTATTCAATTAAAAAGACAAGACGTTACAACGCATAAAAACGTTAAACTACTTGCTTACGGTAGACCAAGAATTGTAGTTAGAACAATGACCGACCAATTCTTTTTAATGGGGTTAACTCAAGGGGCTGATGTTACTGCTGGAACTGTTTCTTCAGGTTCGGCTTTAGGTGACTTCAACGGGTACAACCTAACTTTCGAAGCTATGGAAGTTTCACCAGCTAATTTCCTTGACGTAACAGACGAAAACGGATTGAAAGTTTTATTTGAAACTGGAGCTGGTACTGATGCAACAATAGTTACTTCGTAATTTCTTTTCTTCATATACTTGCAAAAAGACCCTTACTTCGGTAGGGGTTTTTTATTTTACGGTACAAAATCGACCTTTAATCGTTTATAATATATGATTATTTTAACAACTTCAACAAGTGAACAAAGTTTCGTGTTTATACCACGTTCGCACGTGTTTGATTACGTTGGAATAACGGACGATCAAACGAATGTAACAACTGAAATAACGGGCTATATTCACACGGTTGGCGACTATTACGACACTTTAAAAGCTGAATTTAATTTAGTAGAAAATCATTTTTACGATTTAGTAATAATTAGAGGTGCAAGCGTAGTATATAAAGATAGAATATTTTGTACTAATCAAAACGTTAATACCTTTTCAGTAAACAACGGTCAATACGTTTCAAACAGTACAACAAATGAATTTATAGTTTATGAATAATATACACGTTTTAGAATTAAGTACATACACAACGCCCGTAATTCAGGAATCTAAACGAGATGCTTGGGTGGAATTTGGCGAAGATAATAATTACTTTCAGTTTATCATAGATAGGTACGTTAATTCAACTACAAATTCATCTGTTATAAACAACGTTAATAGGTTAATTTACGGTAGGGGTTTAAGTGCTTTAGACGCTAATAAAAAGCCTAATGAGTACGCTCAAATGATGGCTTTATTTAATGCTGATTGTATTCGTAAAATAGTTTTAGACCGTAAAATGTTCGGTCAATTTGCTATGCAAGTTCACTACGACAAGGCGCATAAAAAGATTTTAAAGGCTTATCACATACCTGTTAATTTGTTACGTGCTGAAAAATGTAATAAAGACGGAGAAATAGAGGGTTATTACTATTCAGATAATTGGGAGGATACAAAGAAATATGTACCTAAAAGAATTCCAGCGTTTGGATATTCTAACGAACAAGTAGAAATACTTTATTCTAAACCCTATGCGGTAGGAATGAAATATTACGCTTTGCCTGATTATCAAGGTGGGTTACCCTATGCAAAGTTAGAAGAAGAAATAGCTGATTATTTAATTAACGAAGTACAAAACGGTTTTTCAGGAACTAAAGTAGTAAATTTTAACAACGGTGTACCGACTGAAGAACAACAACAAATAATCAAAGGAAAGGTATTAAGTCAATTGACTGGCTCAAGAGGTCAAAAAGTAATAGTTGCTTTTAATAATAACCAAGAGTCTAAAACTACGGTTGACGATTTACCGTTAAACGATGCGCCTGAACACTATACTTATTTAAGTGAAGAATGCGTTAAAAAGATTATGTTAGCGCATAACGTTACAAGTCCTTTGCTTTTCGGTTTAGGTTCGGCAAATGGTTTTAGTTCAAATGCTGATGAAATTAAAAACGCTTCTATTCTATTCGACAATATGGTAATTAAACCTATTCAAGACCAGATAATAGATTCTTTTGACAAAATTTTAGGTTATAACGGAATTACTTTAAAGTTATTCTTCAAGACTTTACAACCTTTAGAGTTCGTAGATTTAGAAAACGCACAAACTGAAGAACAAGTTGCTGAAGAAACGGGAACGGAATTAAGCAAAGATTTTAAGATAGCTGAAATGCTTATTAATTTAGGCGAAGATGTACCCGAAAATTCGATTCTAATAGACGAATATCCCGTAGATTATGAAACGGACGATAAAGAGAACGAAACGCTTTCTAAAGAGCCTAAACAATCTTTATTAAGCAAAATTGTTAACTTAGTTTCAACGGGCGACAATAGACCTAATATTACAAGTAAACAAGACGAAGTAATAGGAGATGTTAAATTCATAACAAGGTACGTTTACGCTGGCGAAACAAAAAGTAATAGCCGTGAATTTTGTAGAAGAATGATAGCGGCAAATAAAATATATCGTAAAGAAGATATTATTAAAATGGGTTCGCAAATAGTTAATAAAGGTTGGGGCCCGAAAGGTGCGGACACTTATTCAATTTGGTTTTATAAAGGCGGGGGTAATTGTCACCACCGTTGGAATAAACAAGTTTACGCTACATTTAGCGGTAAAGCAATAGATGTTAATAGCAAAGAGTTAAAACAAGTTGCGGTACGTAAAGCTGAAAAGTTAGGGTACGTTGTAAAGAACGATTCTAAAGTTAGCCAAAGACCAACGGATATGCCTAATAGCGGATTTTTACCAACTAATAAAATATACGGAGAATAATGCCTGAAGCACTACTAATAACAAGACAAGACGTTGTTAAATTCACTGCAATGAATGGCAACGTAGACACGGACAATTTTATTCAGTACGTTAAAATAGCACAAGACATTCATATACAAAACTTTTTAGGTACTGATTTACTACAAAAATTACAAGCTGAAATTATTTTAGCTACTTCAGGAATACCAACTACATTTACGGTAACTAACCAAGGAACGGGTTATACAACGGCTACGGGTGTTACTACTACGGGTGGTACGGGAACGGGTTTAACGTTAGATATTACTGACACGGGTGGTTTAATTACGGATGCTGATATAGACACGGCGGGAACGGGTTATAAAGTAAACGATGTTATTACGGTTGACGGTGGTAACGACGATGCTATAATAAGAATTTCGGCGATTTACACAATACCAACCGACTATAATAATTTGTTAGTTAACTATATCAAACAAATGTTGATTCATTGGGCTATGGTCGAATACTTACCTTTTGCGGCTTATACAATAGCGAACAAAGGTGTGTATAAACATAATTCAGAAAACGCAACTAACGTAGAAAAAGTTGAAATAGATTTTCTAATCGAGAAAGAAAGAAGTATTGCACAACATTACACTGAAAGATTTATCGAGCATATAAGTTTCAATAACGATAAATTTCCTGAATATAATAGTAACTCAAACGGGGATATGTACCCGGATACAAATAATAACTACAGTCCCTGGTGTTTATGAAGAAGTACAAACCAAAAGACGAAAATATAAAGAAATTATTAATGTATTTAAACAAGCAAAATGGCGAATGTAAAGGTAAGTCAATTAACGGCAAAAGGAAGTAATTTAGAAGCTTCAGACCGTATAGCAATTGCACAAGATACGGGTGGTGGTACTTTTGCAAGTAAGTACGTTACGGGTGCTGAAGTTCGTAATAGGGCAAGAGCTACTTTTACGTCGCAACATACCCTTACATTAAGTGATGCAAATAAAGTAGTAGAATTAAACTTTAATTCAGGTAATAATTTAATTATACCTACAAATACTGCGGTTGCTTTTCCTTCAGGAACTATTATAACTTTAGCACAATACGGAGCTGGGCAAGTTACTATTGTAGCCGATACGGGAGTGACATTAAGAAGTAGTGGTGGTAAGACTAAAACAACGGGACAATATTCCGTAGCTACATTATACAAAAGAGATACGAACGAGTGGTATTTATACGGAGATATAACAACATAAATAATTAGATATGGCAAATGATATAGGCTGGGGCGAAGGGGCGTGTAATAACGATATAAGTTGGGGAATAGCACAAGAATATTTTTCATGTAGTGGTTCGGAAGCAGCCGTAGGAGCTACATTAATGAAATCGGGACAAACAACAAGTTACCGTACGGGTGACGATGGCGATTTAGAAGCGGGGCGTGCAACAAATTTTACTACTTTAGCAACTGCGAATCCTTTCGGAAACACGAATAGATTTACCGACGAATTAGGCGGTTCAACGTACACTAATAATATTGTGATTGATTGGTCGACATACGACGGTTCAACTGTGTTGGGTCTTTCAAGAGTTGCAATAGCTACGGGTAATACTTGGAACCAAGCTGTGGACAATTCACTTGCTTTTTCAGTTGGAACTTTCACAAGTGGTTGGAGATTACCAAACATTAGAGAGATATTTAATTTAACTAATTATGTTAATAATGCAGATAATTTATTAAATTATTCACCTTTAAATTTAGCTTCATTGGGGAAGGTTTATTGGAGTTCAACAACAAATTTAGGAGTAACAACACAAGCTTATGTTCTTAGTAATGTAGGTTTGACATCATTACAGTCTAAAACATCATCAACTTCATTTACTTACTTCCCCGTAAGAACATTCACGGTAACAGGAACAACTTTAACATAATAAATATAAAAAATGGCAACTTATAAATTTGAACAATTCAACGTTGAAATAGTAAATCCAACGGTGACGGTAACAACGGTAACGGACAACATAATAGACAAAGTTTGTTCTGCTACTGTAATTTTAAAAACTACTACGGCTAATTTCGGAATCAATTTCGACGGGTATACGTACACCGAAGATTGGAACGATCAAGATATAATAGACTGGGTTAATAACGTAGAACTACCGAAATACGAAGTTAGATGAAAATGATACCTATTACACAATTCATTGAAATAATTAAAAAACAAGGTGCGGTAGGAGTACTTGCATTATGGTTAACGTACACGCATTTCGAGGTGCAAGACGTTAAAGAACGTTTGTACAACTGTTTAGATAAAAACGAATACTACAATAGAAAGCCTATTGAAGAAAGACAACCTACTTTACCAGCGTTAAAAAATGACACGGTTGCGGTACTTGAAAATAAAAGTCGTAAATTAGCGAAAAAATAAGTTATGAAGCTAACAAACAATTTTAGTTTAAACGAGTTCAACAAGCATAATTTTACGTTACCTACGGACGTATTAAGAAACTTAATTGAACTTGCAAAGAATCTTCAGGTGTTACGTGACGAGGTTAAAAAGCCTATTAAAATTACAAGCGGTTACAGACCAGCCGAACATAACGCTAAAATAGGCGGTGCGACTAAGTCAAGGCATATTACGGGCGAAGCTGCGGATTTTAAAATAGAAGGTTACACACCGAAACAAGTTGCGGCTATTATCGAGAAATTGATAGCAGCGGGTAAAATGAAACAAGGCGGTTTAGGAATTTATAGTACGTGGATACATTACGACACTTTCTTTAACGGTAAACATCCAAGACGTTGGACAAAATAAATAATTATGGCAAAGAAAAAAATAACAATTGACACGGATAACGTAGACGTTAATTTAGAAAAAGACGGTACAAATATCAAACTGGATATAGACACTAAAAACGTAGATATTCACGTATTAAAAGACGAAGTAAACAAAGAATTTAAATTAGATAGTAAAAACATTGATATTGAAATATCCAAGACCGCTGAAGGGTTGGAGGTGAAAGTCGAATCTAAAGGCGGTATTTGGAAACTGATAGCTAAAAGAATCGTTAAATTCATAGTAAAACGTTTTAAAGTAGGAAAATAGTACTTAGATACATACCGTTAGAACTGTTACTAAGTCATTTTAAAAAATCTTTCTGTTTGTTTTGTGTTATGAAACCCTTGAGAAATCAGGGGTTTTGTTATTTATGTAAATTATTTTTAATAAAAAGTATTGTTATATTAAACTTTTATATTAGTTTTGCGTATATCATTTAAAAAAACACAATGAAAAAACGAACAGGAATCTTAATTAACTCAATAATTATTTTGTTGGGTGCTAACTACGAAAGCTATTTATTATTAGGTGCTGGCGTATTATGTTTATCTTTAGTATTAATTTCTAAAACTAAAAGAGATGAAGTCAAAAATTAAAAATGCGGTTAACACCTATTTTCCGCACCGTCCGAACGTAGTTTATTTAAGCCGCAAGTGGAAAACAAAGATTTGTCCTGAAGATAAAGGTGGATCGTTCAACGAAAAGCTATATTTAGACTATTTAGATGCAATATTAAACTTTACAAAATGAACGGGAACGGCACGAAAAAACGAACGAAACGAGTAAGTGTTACTTTCGAGTGGACAGTACAAACCGATTTAAGGCTAATTTTAGACGAATTAAAGGACTTAATAGGCACGGGAATAGAAATGTATCACAATCAAAAGAAAAGCGTTCAAATCGAAAATAAATGGCATGAAGTAGAATTTAGCCAAGAATACGTAGATGTTATTCACGATAGCGTAGAACGAGAAATAAACGGAGAATTAAAATTAGTAATTAAAAGTAAGATATGAAAACAGCAGTAGAATGGTTAGTTAAAGAAATAAATAAACTAACTGGATTAACAATTCAAATGGATGAACCAATAATTGAACAAGCTGAAAAAATGTTTGAAGAGCAGATAATGGATGCTTATAATCAAGGGAGCAATGATTATGGTTCTCAATGTTATCAACCAGAACAATACTACAACGAAACCTTTAAATCAGAATAGAATGGATGAGGAACAAAAAGAAATAATATTACTTGGTTCAAAAGAAGAAATACTAAACAAGTATACTGATTATGATGGTATCATTGATAGGTCACAAGCGTTGATAGCAATGCAAGAATACGCAGAGCTTTACTATTTAGCCAAAACTAAAAAACAAACCTTTAAATCAGAATAGAAATGGAACACACAACAACAGCGACATTTATAATTGCAGAAAGACCTCCACTTCCTGTTGGTGGTTATAGATTTGGAACTGCTTCAACTTATTATACACAAATGAATTTATCTTACAAACCAAAATGGTTTCATAGACAATGTATGAGGATATTTTTTGGAATGTATTGGTTTGACCTTTAAATCAGAATAGAATGAAAGCAAAAGAATTAAGATTAAATAATTATGTTTTAGAAGATGGGCAAGTTGTTTTGTTATCTACAAATTATGATTTATTTAAATGCCTTGTAAATGTAGATAGAGGAATTGGATTTGAACCAATACCACTAACTGAAGAATGGTTGTTAAAGTTTGGATTTGTAAAATCAAAAGTAAGTAGTCAATTTGACAAAGAAAAATTAACAATACAAATAGCAAATGAATTAGAGTACCATAAAAAAGGTAGAGTTTATTTTAATTCTTGGGCTATTTTAGAGGAATCTATTAAATATGTCCACCAACTACAAAATCTGTACTTTGCATTAACAGGAAAAGAAATAACCTTTAAATCAGAATAGAATGAAAGCAAAAGAAAAAGCGAAGGAAATATACACGAACGCAAGTAAGTTGTTTAAGCCTGAAGAAATAAAAACGCAAGCGTTAATTTCAGCACGAAACATTTACGAGTTAGCACCTTACAATAAGACGGAAGCTAAAAACAAAGAGTATTGGATTGAAGTAATTAAATATTTAGAACGTTATGCCTGAAGAAGCAAAAATGGCTTTACTACTTTTCACTGTAGGAATAGTTTTAATAGGAATAGGATTAATAAAAAAACACGGACAAGATGAATAAACGAATGAAGAAACGCCGCAACTTGACACGGTTTAGAAACACGCCTTTAACAGTTAGAAATTTAAGAGTAGCAAAATACTGGAGAAGAAAATTAATAATAAAAACAATCAATAATGAATTTGATTAAAAAATAATTATTATATTTGTACACGGTTCGGCTTCACACTATAGAACCTAAAGAAGTTATTAAAACCTTTTAATGAATTTGGAAGTGAAGCCCCAAAGGATTTAAGAGGTTTTTTTTATGCTTAAAAATTGATATTATGAAAAACATTTACTACTTAATAGAAATTACAAAACATCATTCTAAAACAAATAATATGAATTGGTATGCAGCAGTTTATTCTAATGGTTTAGATTTAATTGATAAAGAATACGCAGTTGGCGAAGCAATACCTACAATTATTTTATCATGAATAGTTACGAATTAAGTAGAAAGTGGTTCGACTGGTGCTATGAAAACCCCGAAAAAATATCTCCTAATCATTCAGCACTTTATTTTTTTATAATTGAACATTGCAATCGTTTAGGATGGAAACAAAAATTTGGCTTACCAACAACAATGGCAAAAGAAGCAATAGGAATTAGAAGTTATAATACTTACATAACCACTTTAAATAATTTAGTTGAATTTGGCTTTATTGAACTTATTGAAAAAAGCAAAAACCAGTATTCAAGTAATATAATTGCCCTATCAAATTTTGATAAAGCACATGATAAAGCACTTGATAAAGCGTTAATAAAGCACACGACAAAGCAACTTCAAAGCATTGATAGTATAAATAAACAAGAAACAAAGAACAATAAACATATACCTGAATTTAATGAATTTTTAGAATATGCAATTTCACAAGTGCCAAACGTAAACAAAGAAGATGTTAGACTAAAATACGAAAGTTGGAAAGTGAACGAATGGAAAGACGGTAACGACAAAAAAATTATGAATTGGAAAACAAAATTAAATAATACTTTGCCTTACATTCGTAAAGACGAATTCAAAACTTATACACCTAACATAATACACGAATAAAATGTATAAAAGACTAAGTGACCTACAAACGGAATTACACAATATAAGGCACGAAAAGAACGTACGCGGTAATTCAATAGGCTGGACTTTCGACCAAATACCCTACACGGTAAAAGAAGGATGTACAACTTATATAGGAGCAGCGCCCGCCAGCGGTAAAACGGAAATATGGTTCGAGTTTCTAATTAATTTAAGTTGCTTACTCGGTTGGAAACACGTAATATTTTCCCCTGAAACGGGTAACGCTGCGGAAATTTACGCGGAATTATGCTATAAATATATCGGTAAACCGTACACAATAGGCGAAAATAACATGACACAAGGCGAACAAGTGGCTGCGGAAATGTTTGTTAACGATCATTTTATAGTAATTGACCCTATTGATGAAGATTTAACGCTTGAAAACTTCTATAAATTAGTAGATGAAATTGAACGTACGCAAGAAATAACAATTAACACAACTACGATTGACCCTTGGAACGAACTTACTGAAGAATATATACATTCGGACTTAGGACGCGAGGACAAATATTTAAGTAGAATTTTAGGGATGGCACGTAAAAACGCCCGAAAGACGAAAAGACACAATTGCATTATAAACCACGTACGTGATCAAGCACCCGTAACACAAAACGGACATACATTTTACCCTATGCCAACGGCGCGCGACTTTGCGGGCGGTCAAGTATGGTTTAGAAAAGGTTTAACGGTTTTAATTCCGTGGCGACCACCCGCTGGAGTAATGGATGCCGAAGGTAATGTATATGAAGAAAACGAAGTACACTTAAAAGTGGCTAAAAGCAAGCCTAAAGGCGTTTCAAAAAACGGTACTTACAAAATGTATTTAGACGTTGAAAAATATCAATACTATATAAAAGACATTGTAGGAAATAAAATTTACGCTATGCGACAAAAACACGAATTAAGACCCGTTTCAAATAGTTTTCCGGTACGTAAGCCTGATATTGTAAACGGAAAAGAATTACTTTCGTTTAGTGAAAGAATGAAGCAAGGAGCGTTTAAAGAATTAGAACCAAGAATAAATAAAGACGGAAACCCAGAAATGCCATTTTGATTATCAGGTCTTGGCGGGATAAAGCGGGATAATTTGAACGTCGATTGAATAAACATAAAATAAAAGTATGTCGAAAAAACACGAAAAAATAAAGATATGAGCATTGAAATGATAAAAAGAAAAACGGGTTTATGGACGGTTTATTTAAAGATTCAAAATTCTTTAGATAACATCAAAGAAAAACACGGACACAGAAAAGATTTAATTGATTCAATGGAAAAGAGTTTAACTGAAGTAGGCGAAGCGGTGCAGTATTTAAACCACGTAGATAAAATGTTAATGGCTACGAATAGACGAAACCACGAATTAGAACTTGAAAACATAAAGCTAAAACAAGAAAATAAGAGTTTGAATAAGCATTTAGAAATGTTAATAAGCGGTGAAATATGAAGCCAAGAAAATGTAAGTATTGTAAACAAGCCTTTGAACCGTCCGTGTTTTTGCAAAAAAATTGCTTTGACCCTAATTGCGTAACTGAATGGATAAACGAAGTAAAACAAAAGAACTGGCAAAAGAAAAAAGCGAAGTTAAAATTAGACTTAATGACTATTCAGGACTATATAAAATTAGCTCAACAAGTATTCAACAAATATATTAACCTACGAGATAACGGACTACCTTGTATAAGTTGTGACAAACCAATTAACGGACGTATAAACGCTTCGCATTACTTCAATGCAAACAACCATTGGAACGTTCGTTTTAATGAATTTAACGTACATTCATCTTGTATTAATTGCAATCAATATTTAAGCGGTAATTTAATTGAATATAGAAGTAGATTAATTAACAAGATAGGAATTGAACAATTAACACTTTTAGAATCTGAAGCCAATAAAACACGAAAGTTTACGATCGAGGAATTAAAGGAAATAATTAACACCTACAAAAAAAAGATAAAGAATTTTGATATATAGTTGTTATATTAAAAAATAATATTAATTTTGAAGAAATAAATTAAATTAAGCATTATGAAAACAGCATTACAAGAAGCATTCACGGAATTAGAAAAGCTTCATCCGTCTTTATTTGACATTTACACCGAAAAGGGTAGGGAGTTCGTAAATAACTTTCACAAGTTTTTACAACTTGAAAAGATACAAATAATTGAAGCGCACGGAAATAAATTGAAGAAAAGCAAAGGCGTTACGAATTACGAATATTGGTTAACTGGCGAAATGTATTACCAACAAACTTTTGAGAAATGAGTATAAAGAACTTTGAAGAACACACCAGCGAATTAACGGCTGAAGAAATGCAAATTTTGCAATTAGTAGTAAACGGTTTTAGGCACTACAAAAAGACGAACCCGATAAAAGCCGAATTAATAGTTACACGAATGAATAACTACCTACAAGAAAACGGATATAAAATAAGGCTAACGCAACCCCGTTTAAGAAAGTTAGTAAACTATATACGTACAAATGGCTTAATACCCTTAATAGCGACGTCGCACGGGTATTTTACAAGCGATTGTAAGCAAACTATACTTGAACAAATAACAAGCCTTCAGGAACGAGCTAACTCGATTGAACGATGCGCACAAGGTTTAAAGAAATTTCTATAAATATTTTTTTTAATTATAGTTATATTAGATTTTATTATTATATTTGCAAAACAAAACACAAAACAATATGAAACATTTATTAAAATCGTTGGCTTCGTTCCAACAAGAAGTGAAAGTAATTCACAAGGGTACACAAGGATACGGATATTCGTATGCTGATTTGCCGAAAATCTTTGAAGAAATTAACCCGTTACTACAAAAACACGGATTAGGATTTACACAACTGATTAATTCACAAGACGGGTTAAACTATTTAAAAACAATTTTATTTCACGTAGAAAGCGGTGAAAGTATTGATTCGTTAACTTTGATTCCTTACGTACAATTAAAAGGAATGAATGACTTTCAATCTTTCGGATCGGGTGTTACGTATTTTCGTAGATATTGTTTAAGCACTATTTTAGGTATTGTAACGGACAAAGACACGGACGCTTCAGGTGAACAAGAAAAGCCTAAAAAAGAAACGTTAGACAACAAAAGATTTCTCGAAGCACTAAAAGCAATTGAACAAGGTAAATTTAACGCTAACGATTTGAAGGCTAAATTTGATTTAACTAAAGAACAACTTGCTGCGCTATGAAAATACGATGTTCACAAATAGGAAAAATTATGACAAACCCCCGTACCAAGGGGGAGCGTCTTTCTCAAACTACTAAAACGTACTTACTTGAATTAGCGGTCGAAGAAAAATACGGAATACACAAAGAATTTTGGTCAAGGTACACGGACAAAGGTAACGAAGTAGAAGCTGAAGCAATAGCACTTGTTAACGATGTTTTAGACGTAGGGTTTATTTACAAGAATGAAGAACGTTTAGAAAACGAATATCTAACTGGAGTTCCTGACGTAAACACGGACATTTTAATAGACGTAAAATCTTCTTGGGATGCGTTTACGTTCTTTGAAAAGGCAATAGAAGAAGAAGTAAAAAACAAAGATTATTACTATCAATTACAGGGTTATATGTGGCTAACTGATAAACAAGAAGCATTATTATGTTATTGTTTAATTGATACACCTTTACAAATCGTTCGTGATGAAATAAGAAGGGAACACTGGCGAAGAAACGAAATAGACGAAAACGATGAAATAATAGACTTTGTTGAAGCTAAACATACTTTCATGCACATACCTAAAGAAAAGCGCGTTAAAACGCACGTAATTAAGCGAGATGAGAAAGTAATAGAAGCTATTAAAACACGAATAGAAGAATGTAGAGAATATTATAATAACTTAATTGAAGTAATATGAATCCTGAAGTTAACCAAGAAATACAAACTTTAAAGAAAGAATTAAAAGAAATAAAGCAATTGATTGAAGCGCTAACAAGCGTAACCGACGAAGGTGGTACTGTAAACGCTGATTCTTTAATAGTAAAAATGTTAAAACTAAAATTGAAATGAAAGATAGTATAGTAGAATCGGTAATAAAGCAATTTAAAGACCGTTCAAGCGTAGGAATAGAGAAATACGGTGTAACACTTGATCGTACCGATTTAACACGTTTAGACTGGATAAACCACGCACAACAAGAAGCAATGGATTTAGTATTGTATTTAGAAAAATTAAAACAAATAAATAAATAAAAATGAAAAACGAAGATTTATTAGGAATGCTATTAGTTAAAATAGTAGATGAAAACATTATTTCACAAGAAAGCGTAGAATCTGAAGAATGGAAATTAGGATATCAAGAAGCGTGTGATATGGTAATAGAATATTTAGCAAAAATTCAAAACGATTTAAATAAATAAAAATGGAAAAAAGAGACAATTCAGGAGCGTTATTTACAAACGAGAAAAAGACGAAAGAAACGCACCCCGATCTAAATGGTAAAGTAACAATATTAGGGCGTGAATTTTATTTAAGTGCTTGGAAAAAACAAACAAACCAAGGCAAAGGTTATTTAAGTTTATCAATTAAACCCGTAGACGAAGAAAACACGAAGCCACAAAGCAACGATTTATCGGACTTTTTAAACAGTTTTTAAGCCATGAAAGAAGAAAAGATAATAGCTAACATAAATAATGTAACACGAACGTTAATTTGGCGCTATATTCAAGTAAAAGGAATAAGCCTAAATAAGTTTTGTTTAGATGCTAAATTGCACCAGAGTAACATACACACGTTTTTAAAAGGTAAAACCGTTAGCACGGCTACAATAGAGAAAATTGGTAAATATTTAGACTCAAATAAATAGGCTCGGCAAAGCAAATGAAGTGCGGAACGTAAAAAATTCCGCATTTTTTTTATTCAGTGTATTGTTATATTAATATTTAATATTATATTTGTCGAAATAATTAATATTTAAGCTATGAAAACACGAAACACAAAGATTAGAAATATTGAAGAACACAACGGGGTTGGTTATTTTGATATTGAATGCGGTAAATTTGGCACTATGTTATTTGAATTTTACATTGAATTTAACGTAGATTCAGATTACGAACTTGAAAGCGTAGATGTAAAGATTAGTAGTTACGACTGGGAAAGCGAAAACGAAAACTTGAAAAGCGGTAAGTTAAATAAACGTAATACAAAATTTATTTGTGAATACATTGAATCAATTATTTTAGACGACCCTCGAAGCTA